AGTGTCCCGGCCACATCAGTTGGAATATCACCCACAATACTCACGAGCGGCACGAGCGAATTGGAAATGTAATCCTCATCCCCCGACTGGATCTTCTGCAGCCCGCCCGTACCCACGTATGCGTTCAGCCGCTTCTTATCCTCCGTATCTGCCGGATCGAACACCGCACCGGAGCTGAGCTTTTCTGCCGCCTGCCCAGCCAAAATCGTCTTCTCAGTGGTGTTCTTGATAATCTCGTTCGCCTTGTTGATCGAGTCATAGTCAGTCAACCAGCCTGCCTGCCGCGCTGCATCAATGTCAGCTTTACCCTGACGACCATCAAGAAGGCCGAGATAAAGATCGTTGGTCTTCGCGGCGACCAGCTCCTTTTCCTGCCGAGCCTGAGCCACGGCAATCTGCTGCGCCTCCCGATCGGCATCATCCCTGAGCGCCATCCGGTCTTCATAGGGAATGTTCTGGAACCTGGGGTCGGCCTCGACCCCACCAGAGCCCTCGATGATCTTGGCCTCACGTTCACGACGAGGGGGATTGGACGAAAGACCACGAACGGCTGAGGCGATTTCACTTGCCGAGCCAGTCTCAACCGCGCGCAAGACTTCCTGCGGATACTTGCCGTAATGGTAATAGACCGAGGCAAGCCCGGCTTTTACATTCGGAGCAAGGCCATTCCAACGTTCCGCACCAACTGAGTTCCGTCCCGCAATGTCAGCCTGCTCAATCCTTCGCGTCAGATCCCGTTCCGCATCCTCGCGGGTAGTGACATCACCTTCTTTAACCATCCGGTAGGAACCATCTGGATTGGTGATCGTGTCGGAGCTATATCCAACTCGATGATGGTTCTTATCCCACATCGCACCAGGAACGTAGCCCTCTTCCTTCTTAATCAGCGCGCGAGCCCCGGTCGCAAAATCCGAGATCTCTCCCACGCCAATCGACAGGCGAGTAGACGCGTCCTTCCGAACCTCCGCCTTATAGGTTGCGGTCTCGAGCCCGATCGCCACATTCCGCTTCAGTTCATTCTTGGTAATTTCCGGCAGGTCGGTGGCGTCAATCACCTCATTCATGTGCTGGCGCTGGATATCGAGCGCGCCTGGATTTTGGTCGAGCATCGTGCGAGCTTTGTTAAGCTCATCACTCACGCCCTGTTTGAACCAAGCATCCCCGGCATCATATTGAAAGCTGAGGGAGTCGGCAACAAGACTGCGCTTGTTTTCCGCGACACGATAACGAAACTCGTCCTGCAGATCCTGCGGAACAGTCGAAAGATATTCCTGCGACTTCTGATCATACAGGCTTTCAGCCGACTTCACATAGCCTTTGCCGTCAGGTGATGCAGTGCGTTTGAGCTCGGTCAAGTTCGCGGCCATGTCCGACTGGAACTTCGAGAAGTTCGTCAGGGAGTTAAAGCGGTCCGTCTTCTGATCCCGCTCATCCCAGGTAGCGGCCAGTTTCGTCACGCTCTCGCCGAGGTTTTGTGCCCCGCGAGCCACGGCCTCCAGTCCCGCACTCGGGTTCCTGGCGCCCTCAACATACGCGAGTTGCTGCTTCGGGATCACGCGACCAGAAGTAGGAACGGGAACCTTCATCGAGCCATCCCCCCGATTGTGGCCTTGCGAACAAGATTAGGCCGCGAACCTGTTATGCGGTTCGGGCTTCGCACAGACGTCGCGCCGGAAACCAACGAGCTTCCCACATTAAGGAACGCCCCGAGCATACTTCCAGCAGCCCCGGCCTTTTGCGCACTCGCCTCGGCCTTGAAGTTTTCACTCTGCTGCAGATAGTTCTGCACGTTATAGTCACCTTCCCGGCGAATGTTGATTGAGTCTTGCCGGCCGAGAATGTTGGCCGAGCGTCGGGTACGGAGGGCACTGGCACTTTGTGTGCTCAGGCCCGAGGCGCTTTGGATAGCCTCTTGCTGACCAACAAGCGCAGCGGTTTGGCGATCACTTTCAATCTGCGTCTCCTGCGCGGAGTCACTTGCCAAGGCCGCATTGTTCTTCGCGATAACGGAGTTGTTCTTTGCAACAGCCGCCTGATAGTTCGCCTGATTACGTGCAGCAATACCGCCTGCGATCGTGCCCGCAACCGAGACAATCGTGCCAATACCGCCAAGAATTGAGCCGCCTCCAAGGGCGCCAATTGCTGGTGCAATAAATGCCATCAGGCCCTCCTATAGGAACGGTAAACTTTTGAACCGTGAATGATTGTTGAGTCGGCTGGGAGGAAACTGAACAACCGCGCTAGGCGATCGGCCTTCTTATTCCCCACCTCGACGAATGTTTCTGCCACAGGCAATTCCTTTGCAAGCCGGCGAACCAGCTGCTTCAACACGCTAACCGGGGCATCGGCAAAACGTTCGGCCAGGAGCACCCACAGATAAGGCATCCCCAACATCGTCTGGCGAAACACTCCACAGATCAAAATCACATCCCCGTCAAGGGAGACTTGTTTGATCGGTGAACTGTTCCGCACCATTTCTTCCCGCACCTCCGGCGGCAGCAGGGTGAATTCTTTCGACGAATGCTTGCTCCAAACCGCTTCCGGGATTTCCGAGATGTCCTCAATCTGGATCATCACCAACCTCCATATCGAAGACGATACCGAGTAGGGTAGCAGGAAGCGGGTTGTTTTGGACAAAGTATGTTTGACCATTTTCGTCCCAGTTCGGTTCGATCAACTGAACTCGAATACCGTCGAAAAGCTCGATCGGCTCACCATAAGTTTCGTTGGTCCGTTCCTTCATGTCGTAAAGGGAGTCGAGGCTCCGGCCGGAGGAAAGCCCGCGCGTGTCACTCACACGAACCGCAACGCCCAGAACACGTTTGCGGCGAGCCTCGATAATCGCATCGCTAACCACTGGGGGAAGGGTTTTCAAGATCGGAGTATATTTCAGCCCGGCAATAACACGAGTCGCCTCGGCCGGAAGGGTGATCTTGCCATCCTCAACCACACAGTTTTCAACCACATTACCGTCTGCGAGTACGGCCAGCTCTTGGCCCTCAAGATGCCACAGACCATTGATCACTGTTTGCGGGGTATCAAGCGTCCAGGTTCCAGACAGTTGCTCATACACAGTGTTGTCCGGATCTTCCGCCACCACATCAGTGATCTCGCGAACGATCCGGCCCTTGACTGAAAAGGAGGAAAGGAATTGAGTGACGTAAGCCTTACCACCTCCCGCGCGAATAACCTTGTTCACGTCTCCGGAACTGAACACGCCAGCTGAGGCCGTGAACGTCACATCATCTCCGGTCGGGGCGCTGATTGTGAGATTGGCTGCCGGCCAATTGGCGGGGAGTGAAAGGCCGCAATCGACCGCAAACGCATCCTCGGAAAATTCAATCTCGCGAATAGCTGACCGCTCGATAAACTTTGTCCAGCGGCCATTAACATACCGCCTCGTCACCACATAAAGGCGATCGAGACCATTTTCAAGCACGGCGCGACAATCGAGGAACTTGCCCTTGGTCGTGCTCCAAGTCCAGGCAAAGACCTTTTCTTCCTTCACGATAGTGAAGTTAAGCAGGGCGCCGTCCGAGCGAACCGCATGGACCACCTTAAACGGGTTCTCCGCGAAGGACCATGCAGTTATACGCTTACCGTCCGCAAACAGATGATTGCTCAAAAGGCTCTTATCCTCGCCACCATAGACGCGGGAAAAGTCATTATAGCTAAGCAAGCGAACAGTGAAGCCCTTACCTTCGATATAAAGCAGGTCGGTGCCCACCTTGAGCGGCGGCACGGCACTCACGCCGGTATAGTTCTGAGGTTCGGCCAAAGCGTCCGAAGGTGTCACCGCTCCACCATTCGTGCCCTGCAAAAGCCAGACACCGGTATCCGACATGACGATCAAGCCACCTCGCATCGCGATCAAGTGCTTGAGCGGGCTAACTTCGGACGAGTCCACTTCAAACTCATACGCATCATTATCGATAGTGATGGCACTGTAATCGAAGTTCGAGGGCTTCTTCGGCCGGCTTCCCCAAAGAGTAAGCGGCTCCAACAATGTTGCGGCATAAACCTGACGTTGCTGGAACGTCTCGGAGATTGAAGGATAAACGCCAGAGGTCTCCGCTGCAATGGCAGTTGCCGTGGCTCCCGAGCCACCCGCACCTCCAAAAGAAACTACAGGATTGACATAGCCTTGGCCTCGATCAAGAATAAGAACGCCCACAATCTGGCCATTAAAATTCAGTACGGGAGCGCCCCGAAAACCAGTGCCGCCCCCACCCGAGACACTCACGGTAGAACTTCCAGCCGGATAGCTAGAGCCCGCTGCCGTCATGTTTATAGCTTCAATCCTCCCCGGCGCGAAAGGATTATCTCCTCTCGGGGGCGTCTTGGTAAAGTCAGGAATAATGTTCATGTCAACGAATTGAGCACCAGTTACTTGACCAATGTAGCCAAGCTCCATACCCGCATTTACCTTAGTTCCATCCGAGCTAACCCGCGAACGATACACATTGTAGGCTACCGCATTCGCGACCTGCGTCCAGTTAACTACCACGGAACCGGAAGTCACAGTATAGTTTACGATGCTCTGCAGGATGTATGGAAGGCTCATTCCGCTTTCAGTGCCGTCGGCGAAAACCGCTGTGACAGCAAAGACCACACCCGCAGAACCCGCAGAACTGGCACTCGCACCAACCCCAACAGGTGCCGCAGAACCGTTACCGATCACCTCATTCACGAGTGACCAGTTCGTAACGCCCGCGCGAATAAGGTTCTTGGTCGGAAAATTCGGGTGAGTTAGGCGAAGAAGATCGCGCCGCTGCTTAATTCCAAGCTTTTCGAGATCCGCTCCAGTGTAGGTTGTTGTCAGGGTATAGACGCGAGAGACCGTGCCATCACTCACGTAAGCAGAGGACAGGATGAGGGGATCAAGATCAGGCAACTGCAGCAAATCAAACGTGTTGGTAGTCACGTTTTCGATTTGAAAGCTGCGGCCATTCACATTATCAGGGCCGACCACGCCAGCAAGCTTGACCCACTGCCCGTTCGAATACCCATGCGCAGCGGCAGTCACCGTGTTTCCGGCAATGCCTGTAACAGTCTTCGGATCTTCCAGCACATACGCGCCGTCCTGGAGAAACCTCACATAGTTGTGGCCGAACAGAACCGCATAGACATTCGTGATGTCAGTGGCAAAACGGAACTCAAAATATTTAGTTGGCTGATCGTCCCGCAGCACAAAGTCGCAGAACTCAAACCCAGGACGCGTGGAAATGCCGCCTCGATAATCGACGACCCAGTTCTTGGCTACCGCAAGACCAAGATCATACTGCTCAAGGTCAGAACGTCCGAACAGTGTTTCGGAAATCTCGCCCGAAGTAAATGCATACTTGATGATTTCATTAGACACCGAGGGCCCCCGCGCTAAAGAGGTCACCCAGCGGATAGAAATACCGCGTGCTCGTCGGGGCGATACCGTAGCCGCGAGCGGAAATCCAACTCGGAATGGTTTCGAGCCGCTCCGTGTCAGTGTTCGCGGCATCCTCCCGGGCGGACATGATTAAGGAGTTAGCCTGCTCGATCGCGTTCCGAGCGCGCGAAGCTTTGCCCTGCAACGGCATTGCAATATGGGCGGCTAGGCCGTACACGATCGCCATCCGCAGTCCGGTGTCCCACAGAGAAATGTTGGTCTGTGACTTCGTGTAGCAGATGAGCGCATCCGCCACGTTCGTCATGATAGCCATCTTGTTGCCGGGATAGGTGGAAAGGGTGAATGCCTCATAGCCCGCAAGAAATCTCGGGGCGAGCATGTCTGACGGCACTCCATACGCGTAGGCGTATCCAGGTTCCGGGTCATCACTGACCCAGCTATTGTCACCATTTCTTTCCTTCAGCAAGGGCAAGCGATACCATGCCTTTGCTGAAGGCCAACGTGCCGCGCGAAGCACTTGATCTCGTGCCGGACCAAACCAAAGACGGCACTCCTCAGCTTCGCGCGACTTTTCAGTTGGCAAGGATACCTTTGAACGAGCCCCGACCGCATCTAAGGCCATGTTGTAGATCGAGACTTCGTCCATAGGTCACCCTTACAAGGCTGGTGTCTTCTTCGCGGCAGCAGCCTCGGCCTCTTTGCGGGCCTTCTTTTCAGCTGCCGTTTCGACAACATCATCATCATCGTCGTCAGCTTCAGTAGCGTCGTCAGTCACGCGAGATGCGATGTGCTCGCGCATGGCCTTCGGCTGCTTCCTGAAGTTTCCTTTGTCGTCCTCGACAAGTGCTGAGGGCGGCAGTTCTTCCAGCATCGCCACCGGGATGGTATGCGGATTTTGGGAGGCCCGACGGAACTTGCCGTCCGGACCATACCAATCGCTGATGAGTTGGATACGGATTTCAGTAACCTTGGCCATGTTAGCTCACCGCTTTCGGATATGCCGGCGACTTGATCGGCGGATCGTAGGTCAGGAAGGCGTTGATCTTCCCAGCCGTCGTGGTTGCAGTTGCCGTGATGCACAAGACGCCGAGATAGCGCTCATACACTCGGCCTTCGATCGGAAGGGGCGCAGCGAACATGACAGCACCAGCATTCAACTGGTTGTCATTCGAGGCTGCGACGTTCGTCACGAAAGTACCAGAGTCGAGATGTACCGAAGCTGAACCGTCAACGGCGATTGCAGCCTGGGCGTCGGACACGAGTTGGATCTTAACCGTACCAGCCGAAGCTGCCACGATTTCCGTGTCGACGGTCACGACGAACCAAACTGGTTTGCCGTTGCCGAGGTCACGATGAACCGCGCTGGTGTCGATTACATCGCCGATGAGGGCCGTGCCCGCAGCAGCTGCTACGGAGACGGCATCAGCGAATTCAAGGAAGTCGTCGATGATCATTGAGGCTCTCCTTACGAGCTGGCCGGGACGTAGGCTTCGTCAGCGGCGAGTGCGTCGGCGCGCTTGATCGGCACGTCGTCGAAGCTCGAGTTGCTGACACCACCCACCTGATCCACGGTAAGGGTGGATTGTTTGACTGCCGCCGCAAGCTGTTTGCGGAAGAAGCTCCGAAGTTTCCGGCTCATGTAGAAGACCGGGGTGACGCCGGAAATGGACTGCAGCTGCTCGAGGGCATCGAACATCAGGTTCGGCAGGTTCGGACCAGTCGAAGCATCGGCGGTAAGAAGTGCCTTCGAGATGTTGCAAATGCGCACGACGTAGCGCCAGTCACGGACGACGAGGCCCATGTCCCAGCGATAGTGCGTGCGGTAGCCTTCCATACGGCCGCCGTTGCCATCAGCATTTTCGATGGTGACCTGACCCTTGTCCGTGATCTGGAGACCCGCGTTCGAGCCCTTCGGAATAATACCGTGGACTGTGTTCGGGCCCCAGCCGACGAGCCAGATGGACTGGTTGTCGGTCGGCGTGGTCGCGTCGTTGGCGGAGATGATGTTGGCGCCGGCTGCGGAAGTGCGGGAACTGTAGTAGGGCGTGAGGCCGGTGAAGGCTTCAGGCTGCGTTCCTTCGTTCCCGTAGAAGATCGTACGTTCAGCTTCCTGACGCATACCTTCGACGTGACCCCACTCTTCCGACATCCGCCATTCAGCGGTGTTGCCGTTGAGGTCGGCGAGCGCCTTGTCGACTTCGGCGTAGGCTTCCATCATACCGGTGTTGGCGGTAATCTGGGCCGTGGTCGACTTGGTGGGCTGGACGCCCTGGTTGATCTTGCGCCAGGTCGGGGTCGGGATACCCGTTCGAACTGTCGTGCGATGGCCGGTCGGGAGGTTGCCTTCCTGGAAAGTCATGTCTTCCAGAACAGGCAGCTCCTGAGCCAGCAACTCCACGATCTGAGCGATGTTCCCATCCGGGTCGGTTCGCTTGGAAAGATCGAGGAGCGTCGGGCGTGCAAC